CTCGCTTTGCCCTGCTGGCTTCCTTGGCTCTTGAGTCTGGACGTCGGCGGTTTCCCCTCACTGCTCCAGACCTGCAGCCGCTAAACATTCCCGCGACAGAGCAATTCTATACAAGTTCAAATTATTTGTATAGTTCTTCTTTACTTCGTGTGTATAGTTGCTCTATACTTCCTTATCGGCTCAGCAAACGCAGGGTCACACAGATGGGGAACGACGCTATGGGCACAATCAGCAAGAAAATCGCCGACGAGGTAATCGCCGGGAAGTATGCAGACGACCAGCCACGCAAGATCGTTAAGTACACGGATGCGTGGGGTGCCGAGGCTTACGGCCTGATCTGCGCGCACGAGTCGCTCAACCGGTACGACGCGAGCCCTTACGTCATCAACCCGACTGTGTACTGGACTGCTGGCACCGAGGTGGCAGCATGACGGCCCTTGCCCGCGCGGACGTGGACGCCTACCTGCGTGACGCCATCGCGGACGAACTGACCCTGGCACCGCTTCTGGGCTGGAAGGTGAGCGCCGGGCCGATTACCTACTCTCCGAACGTGTACCTGAAGGGTTCCAAGGGCAGCCGCTTTGCCAGTTCAATCGGGCCAGCGATGGCACCCGCCCCAATGGTCTGGATGCCGCAATGGCGCCGCTCACATGACGCGTTTGAACTCGTTGCTTTGTGTGCCTTGAGAATTGAGTGGAGCGTGGACAGTGTTACGGCAACTGCTGCAGACGGCTGGGGCAACACTGCCAGCTTTGAGCACCATCCAACCAAAGAAGCCGCTCTGCGTTTCGTCATCTGCAAGGCAGCGATCGCATACCTCACGGGGCAGGCCGGGAGCAAGGCATGAGCGTCATCAACTTTGGTGAGGGTGAGTCTTGTGGCCGGAACGGTTGTGCCGGCGTAATCGAAACGCGCCCATCAGAAGGCTGCTCCTGCCACATCAGCCCGCCGTGCAGCGCCTGCACAGAGCCGCGCAACTTCTGCCCAGAGTGCGACTGGGAAGAAGGGGACGACCCGGCACCCGAGCCGGCATCACCTACCGAACAGCAGCAATCGGCATGGGCCGCTCAACGCGCCATGTGGAAGCCACGCACGCTGGCCGACCTTGACGGCACGAAGATCGACTGGATTCATGTTCCTTGCGACAGCACCTGCAGCATGATCAAGGAAGGGGTCTATCCCGATGGTTTGCAACCTGGCGAACTGATGAAGGCGATCAACGGCACCTTCGGCGGAAGATTCGCGTACCACCACCACCCGGAAAACGGAAAGCCGGGCCGGTTCAAGTTCATCGCATATACGGATTGACGGCAGGCGCCCACTGGCGCTTGGGAGTGCGCGCGGCCCTCCACCACAAGTCGCGCTTGCCCTGCATCTCGGGCCAGGAAATCGAGGGAGGGAGGAACTCAAATGCCCCGCCTCACCGGCGTAACCGGTGTTCAAAACGATTAGCCCGTCAGGTCATTCCAACTCACCGGTAAATCTGGGGGAAGCGGGCTAATCGCTTTGGGTCACACGCGGCAGCACAACAACAAGAGGAGGCGGTATGGAATGGGTTCTATTTTTTGTGATTCTCAGCAGCGTGGCGATCAAGCTGCTGGGCCAGCAGGTCGATGTGGCTCGCGCCGATGCTCGCGCCATGAGCATGGAAGACCTGGTCGATGCAATCGAGTGGGCGCAAGGCTTCGGCGACAGCAGCAGCATTTATCACGACGAGCTGGCCCGGCGCCAGGTGCGGTTATGAAAGCCCGCCGCCTTCTCCGCGCCGTGATGCGCCCATTGAAGCGCGCGATCCGGCCGCTGCGCCTGCGCTACCTGAAACACCAGATCGCAGCCTCTCAGCACGAGATTCAGCGCTTGGCGAGCTTTCGGATGGACCTGGCCGAGCTGGAAGCTATTGAGCACCGGCACCAGGTGCAGCTGGCCGCGCGCCGCATTGCAATTGAGCGGGGTTTGGCATGAAGCGTGACCCCAACGACTTGATCGGGAAGATCGCGGCCGCGTGCCTGCTCGTGATCATCGTGGTGACCATCGTGAGTGGCTTGTTGCTCACGGCGAGCCAGCGCGCTATCGACGAGGCGGCGCTGCAGCAAAAAGCCGTTGCCTGCGCCCGGGCGCCGCAGATGTGCGTGGCCGTGCAGGCGTCCAGATGAAAGTTTTTAAACACTACCGCTGCTGGCGCGAGCGTGGCTATCCGCGCCAGCGCGCCCTCTACCTTGCCATCAAATGGCGCAACCTTTGAAAGACCGTCCTATGAATGAATTGACTACCTCACCTGCTGACGCGAACGCTCTGGCCAATGGCGCCAGCGCAGCGCAGCTGATGATGGACCCAGCGAGCATGACCAGCATGATGCGTCTGGCAGACCTTATGGCATCGGGTAAGAGCACCTTGCCCGCCCACTTCCGCAACAGCCCGGGCGACTGCATGGCCGTCGTGATGCAGTCAATGCAATGGGGCCTCAACCCATTCGCGGTGGCGCAGAAGACGCACCTGGTCAATGGCACTCTGGGCTACGAGGCGCAGCTGGTGAACGCGGTCATCTCGGCGTCCGGTGTAGTCACGAAGGACGACTTCGACTACGAATACTTCGGCCCGTGGGAAAAAGTAATCGGCAAGTTCCAAATCAAAAAGAACGCCGACGGAAAGGAATACCGGCAGCCGGGCTGGAGCATGGCCGACGAAGATGGCTGCGGTGTGCGCATCAGCGCGACGATCCGCGCCACTGGCAAGGTTAAGGTGCTCGAGGTCCTGCTGGCCCAGGCGCGCGTGCGCAACTCGACCCTGTGGGCGGACGACCCAAAGCAGCAGATGGCGTATCTGGCAGTGAAGAAGTGGGCGCGCCTGCATGCCCCTGGCGTGATCCTGGGAGTCTACACCCCGGACGAGTTTGAGCAGGATGTGCAGCGCGAGCAGAAGACGCAGCATATGGGCGCGGCGGAGGTCGTTACCCCAGCTGAGCCAAGTGCTCTTGCCGAGGCAGCGGACAAGGCGGTATCGCAAGGTGTCGCCGCCTACAACAAGTTCTGGGATGACATCTCGAAGGGTGGCGGAACGACCCGTGACCAGCGTCAAATCCTCCATCCTCGCCATGACGAGCGTAAGGCCCGCGCACGGCAAGCCGACGCTGATCGCACTATCGACCAGCCACCAGCCGGCGTCGCGCCGGCGCAGACGGACGATGAATTCCTCGCCGGCCTGGATAAGGCGCCGACGTGACTCGCGATTTCACGATCATCGAGTGTGAGCAGCGCAGCGATGCGTGGTTCGCCTCGCGCGCGGGCAGGGTAACGGGCTCCAAAGCGGCCATCGTGCTCATGGGTCCGAAGACCGCCGGATACCAGGACTACCTGCTGCAGCTGGCCCTTGAGCGCAACACTGCCGTGATCGAGCCCGAGCCGTTCCTCAGCAAGGAGATGAAGCGGGGGATCGAGAGGGAACCCTGGGGCCGCGAAATTATCGAGATCGATTACGGCGTGTGCATCAGGCAAACGGGTTTCTGCCGGCACGACAGGCTGATGATCGGCATGTCATTCGATGGCGACATCAACGACTTTGAATCGTTCGTCGAAATCAAGATGCCCAAGTCGAAGACGCACGTGAACTACCTGCGCGCCAAGGTGCTGCCGGCGGAGTACAAGGCCCAGGTCATGCACGGGCACCTGGTGAGCAGCGCCAAGCATTCGATCTTTTGCAGTGGCGATGATCGGCTGGGCCCCGGCCTCGACCGGTTCTACGTCGAATCCAACGCAAACGACCTACCGATTTACGAATATCAGAAAGCCCTGGAAAAGTTTCTCGACCAGGTCACCAACACAGAAGCGGAGCTGCGGCTCCTCCAGCAAGGAAAAATATGACTGAAGTTCTCGACAAGCCAAGCACCGCCCTCACCCTTCCACAGCGCGCCATCAAGGCGCTGGGCGAGTCTGCCAACATGGCCAAGCTGCGAGAGCTGGCCTCCCAGTCGGCGGGGATCGTGGCCGTGATCGACCCAGACGGTCGCGAGCAGGCCCATCGAGCCGCAATGGTGCTGCGCACGACTCGCACCAGCATTGTGGCCACAGGCAAAGCGGCGCGTGAGGATGCCGTGGCCTTCGGGAAAGCTGTCATCGCCCTGGAAAAGGAGCTGATCGCAGTGATTGAGCCAGAGGAAGATCGTCTCATCAGCCTCCGGGACAAGTGGGACGAAGTCGAGCAGGCACGCAAGGATGCCCTGATCCTCGCCGAACGTCAGCGCGTCGAAGCCATCCAGGCTCGGATTCAGACGCTGGCCCATCTGCCCGTCAAGTATGCCGGCGCCACCGCGGCCGAGCTGGCGGAAGTGATCAGCGAATACGACGGATGGCAGCCGGATGCCGCTTTCGAGGAACTGGCCGACCGTGCGAAGAATGCCGTGGAGCTTTCACTGATGGCGCTGCGCGATCTACTCACAGCACGCCAGCAGCAGGAACAGAAAGCGGCAGAAGCTGAAGCGGCGCGCCTGGCGGAAATCGAGCGCGTGGCGGCCGAGCGCAAGCAGCTGGCGGAGATGCAGGCCGAGACAGCGCGCGTGGCCGCAGAGCTGGCCGAGGGCCGCAAGCGCCTGGCCGAGCAGGAAGCTGCGCAGCAGGCCGCGGCCAAGGCCCAGCAGGATGCGATCGACGCCCAAGCCAAATCGGAGCGTGATGCAGCAGCGCGCGCGGCAGCGCAGGCGCAGGCCGACCTGGACGAGCAGCGTGCACAGCTCGAGGAAGAGCGCCGCGCCATGGCCGCGCAGCAGGCTGCTCATGAGGCGCGCGTGGCTGCTGACCACAAGGCACAGGCGGACGCCGCGAAGCGCGAGGCCGATCACCCTGTGGCACTGGAAATGAATGCGGCATTCGACGCGGCCCGCGCAGAAGAAGCGGCACGGCCGGCACCAGCGGCCGATGTAGCGCAGCTGGTCGACCTTGCAGACGCCGCCGGGCCACTGATGGACATCGAACCACTCAGCGACGAGGAGATTATCCGAACCGTGGCCGAGGTCTTCGACCTGGACCGCAAGGCGGCGATCGAGCGGCTGGCCGCCATTGACTTCGCAGCGGCACGCGAGGCCTGAGATGACCGAGAAGCGCCTCTATGTTGTCGGGCCGAGCAACGTGCCACACGTCCAGCAGCAGATCGCCAAGCTGCAGGTGGGCGACCAGGTGCGTGTAGGCCCGCCGGACCGGCTGCTGGTCCAAAACGCCAAGTTCCATGCCATGTGCGGCGACGTGGCGCGCCAGAAGCAATTCGCCGGCCGCACTCTCAAGGGTGGCCAGTGGAAGATCCTTTTCATCAGCGCGCATGCGATCGAGACAGGCGAAGAATCCGACATGGTCCAGGGACTGAGCGGCGAGTTCGTCAACCTGCGCGAGTCGTCGGCCGAGATGTCGATCCAGCGCATGGCCAGCCTTATTGAGTACGTGGAGGCATGGGGTGCGCAGAACGAGGTGGTGTTCAAGCGCCGCAGCTTTGGATGGGCAGGCGTATGAAAGTACCGTGCATTGACGTGGCGCGCTGGGTGGACAACATCGCCCCTCCCCTGGATCCGGCCGCGATGCAGTACCGCGCCCGCCCCGCTACCGGCGTTGATGAGTGCTCCGGATGCGTGTTCAAGGGCCAGCGCGCGAAGGTCTGCATGGCGGCCGGCGCCGCGGCCCGGCTCGCCGGCGCGCCAGATTGCGAAGAGCGCGACGTGAAGACCGGCCGCACGTTCGTCTACTACGAAATTGAAACCGACCCGCGCCAGCTGCGGATCGACCAGGAGAGCAAGTGAAAGCCTACGCATGCAATAACGAGCCCCGCCCCTTGGCCGGCGCCGTGACGCACCAGGCCCAGGCCGGATGGGGTGGCACCTTTCGCGATGGCCAGGGCCGCCCGCACCGCGCGCCAGTCATGGTCGATATCCACCACGTGATGTCAACCGATTGCCGCTACGACGCACAACAGAATGACCCGCGCTGCGCAGGATGCCAGCATATAAAACAGGGAGAACAGACAGCATGAATACCGAGAATAAAGCACCCCAAGAGCAGGCGCCCATCCAGAGCGGGATACCGCCTGTAGCCGGGTTCATCATCGACAAGATCGAGCGCGCCATTCATGACGCTAAGAACCCGAAAAGCATGCACACAAACGGCCCCTGCATTGCGCACATCGAAGTCACTTGTTTGGAGCGCTTGCTACGTGCGCACCTCGCTGCCGTCCCAGCCGCGCAACAGCAGGCGCAGAGCGGCTGGTGTGTTGAACGTGGCCCGGCATCCGCTCCGTACTACCTGCATGTGTATGGCGGGATGTTGGCATGGACCCCGGATCATAGTCAGGCGCTGCGATTCTCGCGCCGCGCGGATGCCGAGCAGATAACCGAGATCGTAGAGGATGCCGGCCGCATTGCAGAGCACGTTTGGCAGAACGAAGGGGCGTCGAAATGAACCTGCAATATGCCGACCCAAAGGAAGCAGCAGATTTTATCAACATAGTGAATGCTGAATTGACCGATTTCGATATCAAGGGGGCGCTGATTAATGCACTGGAGCGAATTGCCCGGCTTGAGAATCAAGTAGCTGCAATCCTTCCCGCTGCGCCACAAGGCGAGCGCGAGACTGAGAAGAAGGGGGCACTATGAGCCGCAGCGGATATTGCGACGACTTCGGCGACGACGATCCGCTGGCCCTCGGCCGGTATCGCGCGCAGGTCGCATCAGCGATCAGGGGTAAGCGCGGACAGGCCCTGTTGCGCGAGCTGCTTGCCGCACTGGACGCGATGCCAGTCAAAGAGCTGGTTGCCGGCGAGCTCGAGGCGGATGGCCAGTTTTGCGCACTCGGTGTCGTTGGCCAGGCGCGCGGGCTGAACCTTGCGTCTATCGACACCTACGACGTGGAATCGCTCGGGCCGAAGTTCAACATTGCCGAGCAGCTGGCCCGCGAGATCATGTGGGTGAACGACGACCACGTGAGCGAAAACAAGTGGTTCGAGATTGAGATCTGCGGCCCGGTCCGCCCCTATTATCCAGAATGGGGCAGGCATAGGACCGGCATAACTATGCCGAACGAGAAGGCAGGCGCACAGCGGTGGCAATGCGTGCGCGATTGGACTGAAAAGCATATTACGAAGGAACCAACATGAGCCACGCCACCCCTACACCAGCCGCCGACCCTGTGGCGATACTGCGCGCAGCACGCGAAGCACTTGAAAAGACATTCCACCAGCGCAGCCTTATCAGCCTCGAAACGATGGCCATGTGCCGCGCCGCCTTTGCCGCCACCGCAGCTATCCAGCCAGCGGGCGAACCTATGCACCTCAACGCCTGTTTTCGCTCTACTCTTGACTACGGCGCGCGCACCGTCACCCTGCAATTCAAGGAATCGGACCAAGCGGTTGAGTTTCACAAGTCGATCTTTTCGGACGCGCCGGTACGCATTGCCATCGCCCAGCAGGACGATAAAGCCGGACAGGCGGGCGATGACGACAGGTGGCACAGTCTCACGTGCGATGGAAGCTGCTCGCCTCCGTGCAAAGACGCCACCCCTGCCGCGCCAGAAGGCAAGGCCGAGGCGAGCGAGATTGCAACTTGGCAGGATCGCGCGACGGAGCTAGGCTTTTCTGGCCGCCCGCAAGGCTATCCAGACACGGACGAGCAGGAGGAACTTAAGGCGGCCGAAATTGCCGACCTCCGCGCTGCCCTTGCCGCTCGCCCGCCCGTTGCCAGCGTGGGCAGCATTGGGGATGACCTGACGTTCTGCGATTTGATCACGGACCTTACCGGAGCGGTCGAAGAACTGTCACACCTACGTAAAGCGGCATGGTATGCGCTGGTCGCCTACATCGACGCTCGCCCGCCCGTTGCAACACCCGATGCCGAAGCGATCCGCAGTGCGGCACTGGAAGAAGCGGCGAACGCGATCTGCACGCTTGCACGCCGTTACACCACCGACTATTCGACCGCCGTGACTGATGCTGTCCATGCCATCCGCGCCCTGTCCCAGCCCTCTCCCGCTGTAAAGAGTGCAGAGCCGACAGAGCATCCGGCAATCACGGTGCTGCGCGAAGTGAAGCGCGAGGACGTAGCCGGGTACAAAGAGCGCGGCTTTGTGATCTCAACTGGCCTGCGCGCCAAGATCCAGGCGTTGCTGGAAGAGGCTGGCGAAGACCCATTCAAGAGTGCAGAGCCGACAGGGGACGAGCCGATTATCAGCCGTGCCGAGTTTAACGAGCGTTGGGATGCTGCTATGAGTGCAGAACCGACAGGAGGTCCAGCGTGAAGCTTCATTACACCGCAGGCGCAGGCGGCTACCGCTACGCAATGCCACCCGAGCACGCTGAATGGGACAGCGACAACGACAGCGATTCCGACTTGGAATATCTGGCCGAGGTTGCCGCTGCCGACTTCCACAGCGAGCGCGACGGATGGGAGGGAGTCTGGCCGCGCACCATCACGCTGTACGACGGCAAGACCGGCCCCGAGCTGGCCCGCTTCACCGTCGAGCGTGAGTACGAGCCATCTTTCAGCGCCGAGCTGGTCCGCGCTGCCCTGAGTGCCGGCGAGACGAAGGGAGAGAAGAATGAGCGATAAGTCCGATATCCGCCAGCTCCCGGTGGTTGGCGTGGCCAGCCGCCCAGCGCCGAAACGGATCTTGCGGCCATGCGATTACGGGCTTATGACGGCCGTGCGCGGCCTGGAAACGCAGGTTGGCACGGTGGAAGCTTACAACAGGCTGTGCGATGCGGCGCAGGCACTCAAAAACAAGGTGGATCGCGGCGAGGCACAGGCGCAGAGCCCGCTGTTTGCTACCGACCCGAAATGGATTTACCCGATAGGATGACCATGAACCAAACACCAGAAGCAGAGCGCGATCTCTTTGAGGCGTGGGCAGAAGGGCAGTACCATCTGAATCGCGCGCCGAAGTCTCATAGCGAGTACTACATATCGGTGGCCACACAGCATGCGTGGGAAGCATGGCAGGCAGCGCGCGCCATTCCCCAGGCAGCAGCCGAGCCGGTGGCGAGGATGACCAGCGGCAGGAAGCATATCGTCTTTGAAGACTACTTCGACATCCATGGCATCCGGCCAGATCCGAAAATGATCAAGCTCTACGAGCATCCCGCCCCGGATCGCGCATCGAGCATTAAAACCCCCGAATTCGAGGGAATTGGAACCCCGGATCGCGCACCGAGCATTGACAGCGCGACGGAGAGGGACGCGGGCCATCCGATTTACGGCGACAGCACGCCGGAGGAAATCTCCGAGTTCAAGGAATGGATAGGCCGCAAGCGGGCTATCGCAGCAATGAAGGGAGAGGCGTGATGGGTACCGACGAAGAACCGCCAAAGCGCGACCCGGCCATCCTGCGCAAGCTGATTGAGGTGCCCTTCGCCGTGGGCGCCGAGGAACCAGGTGGATGCTGCCCGACTGAAGACGGCCCGAAAGGTGATGATGCACAGGGAGGTGAGCCATGACGGATCTGGCAATCCAAGTTCAGTGGGTATTGATACCCATGTTCTGCCAGCTGACGGGATACTCCGAAAAGGCGGTTCGACGGAAAATGGAAGATGGCGTCTGGTTGGCGGGAAAGCACTACCGCAAAGCCCCCGACGGACGCATCACAATGAACGTGCAGGCCTACTACGATTGGGTGGAGGGAGCACAGTGATAAGGAATTAAAGATGGCAACGGGCGGTATTGAACTACGTGAGAGCAGCATCAGGGTGCGCTTCACTTATCGGGGGCTGTTGCGGAAGGAGACGCTTTACGTCAACGACCAGCCGCTGGCCCCCACTCCGGCAAACGCCAAGTATGCGATCCGCCTGGCAGCCGAGATCCGCAAGAGGGTCAGCGATGGGACGTTTGTCTATTGCGAGTACTTCCCCAACTCGCCGCGTGCAAATGAGGCCGCCGCCGGCGTGCCGATGCTTCACGCCGTCATGGATACCTGGCTGCGCTTGCATGATGTGAAGGCCTCCACCAAGGGCCAGTACCGTAACCGCATCGAAAATTTCTGGAAGAAGCAGCTGAAAGACCAGCCAATCGCCGAGGTAACCTACTCGGTCATCCTGGAGGCTTTGAATGCCGGAACGTGGAAGAGCGGTAAGAGCCGCAACAATGAACTGTCACTCATCAAGGGCGTGTTCGAGTTCGCCAAACGTGACAAGCTCATCACTGACAACCCATGCGGCGAGGTGACACGCGCGGCCTACCAGAAGCCGGCGCCCGATCCATTCGACCTGCAGGAGGCTCACCAAATCGTGGCGCACCTGCGCGAGCACCGACAGGAGCAGGTGGCGAACTTTGTGCAGATGATGTTCTTCACGGGCCTGCGCACGTCCGAGGGAATTGCGCTTCGCTGGGGCGACATTGATTTCCAGAAGCGGGAGCTGCTGATCGACGGAGCCAACGTGTACGACGAGGAGTCTGACTCGACAAAGACCTATGAGGCGCGCGTGGTGAAGCTGACGAAGCTGGCCATGGAAGCGATCGAGCGACAGAAGGCGCATACGCAGCTGGCCGGAGGGCACGTATTCCACGACCCGAAGACGGACAAGCCATGGGCCTATGCGAAGATCACGGACGTGCGGAGCTTTTGGGAAATCACTTTGAAGCGTCTGGGTATCCGGTACCGCCGTCCGTACAACATGCGGCACACCTACGCCACGATCGGACTCATGAGCGGAGCCAAGCCCGGCTTCCTGGCCAACCAGCTCGGCCACAGCTTGCGCATGTTCTTCACGGTCTACGCGAAATGGATCACCAGCAGCGATGACGACAGGGAGATGGAGAAGATGGAACAGGCCATGGCTCAGAATTTCCCCGAAAATTCCCCGAGGGCTGCTGAGCCTGGCAAGTGATACGCGCAGAAAACAAAAAAGCCCCTGAAAACAGGGGCTTAGTATTCTGGCGGAGAGAGGGGGATTCGAACCCCCGATAGGCTATGAACCTGTAACGGTGGGATATTGGGGGTACTCAGGGGATACCCGTCATAGTGGCACTACCCCTGCATTCCCCCAAATTCCCGGCGAAATTCCCTGGCAAATTCCCCGGGACCCGCCAAGCACACGTTTGACCCCGCGCATCCACGCGCCAAGCCATCATCGCTATCGTACACCTTCACCAGGAGGAGCCATGCAGCGCGCACGCCCGAACACCACCACATCTCAGATCGTAGACGAAGGACTGGCAATTTGTCGGAGCGGAAATCGGTACCAGGCCGCTCATTACATGAGTCACTACGGCGTTGCCTTCCGCGTGATCGTGCGCGTTCTGATGCCCGGCGGGCGCCGGCGCCAATCAGCCCGGCGGCCGGTGTGATGTTTCAGCAAGCTCAGCCGGCGGATCGACCAGCACCTCTATTGCCCACTCCTGCATGAACAACGGGGCCGATGGATCATTCTGGTCGCCCTGGCGCTCCAGGCCCGCGAACAACTGGCGGTTACCGTGCATGGCCAGCAGCTGCGGGTTGTACAGTAACGGGATGGCTGGCAGGCGCTGGGAGTCATCACCGGCGGCGTGGACCTTCATCTCACGGTTTGTACCGACCGTGGCCAACGTGACATGCCCCACGGTACCAGGATCGGCTTGAATATCGCGATCGCTCCGGCGCGCGCCACCGCGGCGCAGACGTTTAACTTTGCTGTACATCCGGCCAGTATAGCAAGCTCCAACCTGGGCTAGAATCAGACCATGGACGACAACTATACGAAACGGCGGCGTGAGTTGCAGGATCAGCTGGTGCAAGCAGCGCTGGCACTGCTCGAATACACACGCGCCGAATCAGCCGTGATACCGGTGCGCGGATCCGATCCGGCCATTGTGGTGGCAGTGGGCGAGCCGGAATCAATTGTCGACGACATGATGCTCAGCGGCAGCCTGCGATAACTGCCTCGAGCAGCCCCTCATATTTGAAGTGCAACGGGGTGTCCCTCGCCAGAGCCAGCACCTTCTCCCCTTCGCTTGCATCTGGAGACAGGGCGGGCGCCGCGTACGCTGGACGTGTAGGCACGTCCTTGACGCACTTGACCAACACGGGAACTTTGACCTCGACGGTAGCCGGCTTCGTGGCGCAGCCGGCCAGTCCAGAGAAAATGAGCAGTAGGATCAGCAGGATGGTCTTCATCGAATGGACTCCAGGACATCGTTCACCACAGGCATAGCTTCTGTGCATGTCGTTGCTTTCACGGTACGCGTGCGGGCGAGCACTTGGTCAAACCGCTTTCCGTTCGCGGCGGCGAGCTGCTGCGCGGCGCGGCCGCGGTCCTCCGCCGCCGCCTTGTCTTTGGCCAGCCCGTCGATCGCCTCGTTCTGCCGCCTGATCGCTTCCTTGAGATCTATGACAGCCTGCTGCGAGGCGAGTAGCGCGACCTGCGCGCTGTCACGGTCGCGCGCGGCCATGTGCCAGTGGTAGCCCATGCCGGCCACGGTCGCTACCAGAACAACGAGCAGCAAAATCGCGGCAAGCTTCCAGATCCCACTTACTGCGGCGCGCGTGATCGTGCTCATGGCTTGCATGGTATCTCCTTGCCGGCGCGCAGGTCTGCCAGCGACAAGCCGCCGGTGAACTGACAGTGCGGCATATCCGGACTGGTCCAACGACCGCCCCACTCGAACCCCAACGCTTCTGCAATGGCGCCGCACTTGGCATAGGCCTTGCGATCGTTCCATTGAGCCACGCTGTTGATTGTTGGAACGAAGTCGAATGCGCAGCGATACTGGTGATAGCTCTGCCCGCCTTTGGCGTTCGTCACCTTCGGCCCGGGCTCGGTGCGGCCCTGAGCATAGATTGCGTCCTGCGATTCGTGGTCGCGGTATGTGGAATAGATCAGCACTGCGATCCCTGCGGCCTTGCAAGCGGCTACGAATGCCCCTGCTTTAGCAGCGACAACAGGGTGAAGCTGATTAATGTCTCGACTGTTGATCATGGTGTTCCTTCAGGTTTGCCGCCGAGGCGGTCGATGCGAGTTATGCCGGCGGCCAGATAGCGCTCGAGCACACGGGAGCCGCCATAGCCGGCGATGGTGATGCAGGCAGGCTGGAGCAGTAAGGGGAATTCTTGCCAAGCGCAGATTGAGTAGGTGACCAAGCCGGCTACGACCGATGCGAAAATATCCTTGATGATTTCCAGCGGCACGCTCCGGACGACGAACTCAGGACTGGCGATCTTCTGCAACGTCGCCGACGCCCCACCTACCAGAGCCAGCGCCACAGCGACAGCGACTGCCGCGGGCGGAATGCTGGAGAGGTCACTGGCGAACGTGCCGCCAGCAGCCCAGGCGCTCGCGCTCCAGAACGTCAGCAGGTACGTCCAGCACAGCTTTTTTAGTTGATGACTATCACGCATGACGCGTCCTTTGATCTCTGGTGAGCATCGAAAAACGCAACCGCCATGATGGCGAAAACGTTCCACAGGTAGTGAATTAGCAGCCCCGAGGAGCGTAGGTAAAGGAAGGCGACGTATAGCTGCGCCACGTAGCAAAAAGCCATTGCCGCCAGAATGAAATGCCGCTGTCTGAGCGCGACACGCCAGTGGAACCGATCTGGAAGAAAGTCGTTGATCACAGCGTCAAGTAGCGCCGCGGCCCCGACTATTGCCAAGAGAAAAATGAGGCAGGCACCCTCTTGTGTGGAGGCCACCCAGTACATAAGGGATCTGGGTTCCAACACGGCCATGTAGGCGCTGACGATCGCATTGCCGCCGATGTACGCTCGGAATATTGACCCGACACGCTCTCCACCGTCAGGCCGGCGCCGCCGCATTATTTTTGGCCAGCCCATACGGCCTCCGAAGGGTGAAGCGTGAAACTTACGCGGCATTCTTTCGAGGTGTTCATGGGCGGCCCATAAAAAAAGCCTGCACGCGGCAGGCTGTAGGTTGAGAGGGAGTGCACTAGATTTCTTCGACGTCGATGGTCGATGAGTATGCGGCGGCATATTTTATGGCGACGTCGATGTCGCGCGCGCGGCGGCCATATACCGCGTAGTCTCGATCGAGCGCGGCGTCGACGTTTTCAGGGAACACGCTCACGAGAACGGGAGAGGCGCGCGAGTTCATCATCAAGCTCACGGCCTTTGTCCGGTCGGCTGGCTCCAAGTGGCCCAACTCAACCGGCACGCGCCTGTGAATGCTACCGGCCCTGGCCATCTGGCCGCCGCCGGCTGTGCGGTAAATCTCCGTGCTGTCGACTGGCGTGAATGTAACCCCGCTGGCGCCGTACACTGGCTGCCAATATTCGCCAGCGACCAGCGCCGCGGCCGCCTCAATGTAGCCCTGGGCATTTGCCGTGTCGACGATATCGATCACGAAGCTGCGCGCCAGCGTGATGGGGAACCATGCGCGAGCGTGGGCGCCGCCGCCGTTGGAATATGCACTGGCAGCCTGCGCGGCGGTCCAGTCCTCGGGCGTGCGAGCAGGCGCTGGCGCCGCTGTGACCGCACCAGTGTCACGGAGCTGGCCCACGCCGGCCAGGCCGGAATAGAGCCGTATCCGCCATGTTGCCGTAGGTGACAAGTTGCAGAAGGGCAGATGCACACAGGCGATTGCCTCTGCCGCCGGCAACGTGCCGGTGATTGTGACGCTGGTACCTGGTGCACGGAACACCCGGGACTTGTCGTCAGAATGTAGGTTGTCGACGCTCAGCGCGCCGGTCGTGGCCGATGCCGCCAGCACCGCGCGCTTCACAACGTTTCGAGAAACAATGCGCATGGGTCAGTTCTCAATCAAATAGGTAGGGTTGCCCAGGCGTTGCGCCTCACGCATGATGGCGTCTGGGGTGGCACGTTTGCCGAGGTAGACGCCGCCGCTCATGGCCACGACCTGGACCAGGGCGGCGCACTCAGTGACCTTACCGGCCTCCAACTTGTCGAAGAAGGCGCGCACGGCATCCAGTTGCAAATACTCGACTCCGATGTGCTCCAGGGCAGCCTCCTCCACTGCTTCCGTCCAATCCATCACGAGAGGAGTGTGATAGAAGGCGCCGAGCTTGCTGAGCGGGTAAATGCGAACGCATGGCTCCACGGCCTCAATAACCCACACGCGGCCGGCGCAAACCCAGCAGATACCGACATGACTGTATTCGCTGCGCGTGACCATTCGAACAAACTGGATTTTTGCGTCATACCAGGACCTGAGGCCGCGATGACTCCAGGCTAAGAGGTCACCCGATTTCAGCGTGTGCCGCGCCTTTTCATATTTCATGCGCCCTCCACTTCTGCCCATACGATCGCTGCAACAGACTCTGCGTCCTCAGCTGCCTCGAGCCGCACCTTTAACGACTGCGCGTGGTCGAAATTCTGTTGGCCCTGCTGCACCATCGCCATATAGAACTGAATCCAAGCGGCCTTGTCGGAAATTGGAACATATGTGTTGTCGATCGTTTTCCACTGCGCTATCGGCACAATCCCCAGCAGCGTCACTACTCCATTAACGGCGTCGATATCGGATCTCGACAGCTCATCGCATGCGACTTTCTTCCCCAAGTAGACAAAATAGCTGCGGTTGGCAGCCAAACGTGCCGCGTTTATTTCGGCGTTCTTATGTGCTTTCAATTGCTCCAGGGCCCTGCCATCAACCCACCGTGCATCGCCATTGATCCACTTTAATTTATGGAACTTGGTCGGGCCAGTCCAATCGATAACATGCTGCGACGGGTAGACTTTCCAACCAGCGACGTTGGCCTCGGGCGGGGCGTCCTCATCGCTTTGTGCAATTTGCTGACAGACGTTGCCTTCGCTATCAACTTCCACGTAATATTTCATCATGCGATTGTCCCATGCTGTGCTGTAACGGCAAATGATTTGGTAGCAGTTCTTCCATTTGCGTCTGTAACTACCAGCCTACATACGCCACTATTGACTCCATTCGATCCGTCTCCGTTGACGCTAACAGTGGCGGTCGAAGAGCCGCCCAAGGTAACTGGGCCGTCTGTTTCTTCCGGCGTATAAGTCCACGAATAAGTTAGTGGAGCGACCCCGCCAGTAACTGTGGCGGTACGGCTGCCGTAGAACCTCGGGCCATTGGCGCCGGTTACACTAATATCTCCTAGGTTTAAGGTTATGCTGAACGAAGCCATAACCGGATTATCGATCGTTGCGTTTGTAAGCTTAAGAATGTTATTAACTGGGTCGCACAAAAAACTAGCGCCGTTTGCTGTGACCATACTAAACTTCGGCGTTGCGCCACCTTGCAGCCAAAATCCCACTCCAGTATTGTATGCGGTTTGTCCTGATGACAAGGAGCCGCCAGCGTTAATGACGACTGTGCCAAAATTTGCAGAAATTGACGACAGGCTAGACACGGTTATCTTATCTGCCGTTACAGCCCCGGCCAAAATCTTTGCTGCGGTGATGGCGTTTGCCTGAATCTTATCCGCAGTGATAGCGCCATCAACAATTAATGACGCATCCGACGCCCTCACAAGCTCGATTGCAAAATACAGGTTGCCACTTATTCCACCCTCAATTTGAAAGTTCATCGTTGGGATTGTTCCCGTCGTCATGACCCCTGTATATGTATTCCACTGATCTGCAGGAATGGATGCAAAATCAATCGAGTTACCCCAGGTCATAGTCGTAGACGTGCGTGGCAATCCAAGCGGGTGATAAACGACGCCGGGAACGTGCATCGATATATTGAATGCTCCCGTGGTGCCTGAGTTTTTAAAAACCGTGACCTTGAATCTATATGAAGAATTCCGCTCCACATTGAACGAGTAGGACGACGCGCTTAGACCCGAGACATTCGCAAACAGAAGCACCTTAGGCGCCGGATAGGAAGCGTGGGCCTGTGGGGTTATGCCAGACGGCCATGCGCCACCACTGTTCGGAAACCAGAAAAGCGGGTCGTTAAAGCTGGGGTCGGGATCGACAGCATCCCTATTAGCAACGACAACATGACGCGCTAGAATTGTGTTGGCTGCCAGCTCCCGTGCGCTGATCGCGCTTGCTGCAATTTTTCCGGCCGTAACGGAATCGGCAGCAATCGTATTCGCCGTAACAGCGTTGGCCGCGATTTTTCCGGCCGTTACGGCACTGGCTAAAATCTTATCGGCAGTAATGGCATTCGCCGCTATTTCGTTCGCCGTGATAGTCGCCGCAACCAGCTTTGCCGCTGTGATGGAATTGGCGGCAATCTTGTCGGCAGTAACGGCACTCGCCAAAATCTTTTCTGCTGTGACGGCATTTGCAATTAGTTTGTTTGTGGTGATGGCCCCATCTTGAATTAGCGTACTCGGCATGACTTCCTCAATCCGGAAGTCTTGGATTTCCATGTAGCCCAAGTGGCCCGTACCAGAGTCCCTGTAATTGAGTAACGCGATTGGCCGCATATGCCTACTATTTGCAGCAATGGCGATGCCCGGCCCATTAAGATAGCCAACATACTCCGTAAAAGAGGTTGGGATAACACTACCGTCCACGTTAGTGGTATAGAAATAAGAGCCGTTTCCCGGTATGTTATTGCCATCCGAATCGAGCATTTGCGCGCCCAGGTACAGCACGCCGTTAGCAGTAGCCGACTTACGGACTTGAGCGCGGATCCGGTAGACTTTTGTCACATCCACGGGCGAAAATTTATTGCTGAATATGCCTGTACCAAAACTGTCTCGCCCGGCGCGGACGCCGACCTTACCATCTGTCACACTCACAATTGTTCCGCTCCAGGCCGTCACGTCTTGGAAAGCCGGATCAGCATTAATGGCCGATCCCACTGACGCCACAACCAACTTTTCCGTCGTCACTGCGCCCGCCGCGATCTTTTCCGTGACGACCGCGCCGGCGGCAAGCTTTGGAGTGCTGATCGAGTTGTCCGTGATCTGCGTCGAAGTAATTTGCCCGGTCAGTTTGGCGGCCGATAAATCGGCGATCTGTGCGTTGGTGAGAGTGCCCGTGATTTTGGTCGCTGCCAAGTCCGCAATCTGAGCACTTGTGAGAACGCCGCTGATCTTCGCTGCCGCCAGCGATGCAATCTGGTCGCTCGTGAGCGCGCCCGAGATATCGGCAGCTGGTGTCGTCTTGACGTAAGCGGTGCCATTCCAGCTGTATAGCCTGCCATTCGCGGTGTTAAAAATAGTATCGGTGGACTTTGTGAGTGGCACTGCGGACACCATCGTGATCGGCTGAATGCCCGCCGCAAATTTAGCCGCATTCAAGGAAAGATCAGATATAAGGGTGGCGTCAACGGTCTGAGCCAGGGTAAGCCAATTGGTCCCGTTCCATTTTCGCGTTTCAGCAAAGCCAGTGCCATTGAAGATCGTTACGACGTCATCGACAACATTATTCCCAGGGGTAGCTGCATTAGCGGCGGCATCACCCCATGCGCTGCCGTCCGCGTAGAAGTGCCCAGCTCCCCGCGTGCCTGCATCGCCCTTAATCAGCGACCATACATAATCGGCCGGGTTTGTGGATTTCGTGGGCGTAGTTTTGTTTGCGGCTACGCCGATATATGCCTTGCCGGTAGGGTCATCTGTGATCCCGGCGCCGGCCGCCGAATCTCCATACTTGATCCAGGTGTAAGTGGTAGTGGCCGACCCGTCGGCGCCATCCGACACCTTTGTGACTGATGCCGGGTTAGACGTGTAGGTTTGACCGTTCTCCGTGATAAACGCCGTGACGACGGCAGTGCTGCCTGACATATTTTCAAACGTCAGCGTCGCCACGTTGCCAGCAACAGTAAGCACGCCGCCTGTGATGTTGAACTGCACCGTTCCGCCCAGCTCGATAAGCGTGGCGGTAAAAGTGATCGCTGCAGGATCGTGCGAGCCACCGGCGGTAACGTGGAACAGCGGTGCGCTGGCCGCCAAAAGAACAGCGGCATTCGGCGGGTTGGAATACCGGCTCGGCGCCGCCAAAAGGAGGCGGCTGATTTCGTTTTGAACTGCTGCCATGGCTATACCGTTACCTCAATCAGCGTGCGATAGGTGCCCAGGTCCAGAGACGTGAGCGTGATTTGCCCGAGCTTGCCCGCGGCCATCCCGTAGCGGTCGCCGTACACCGTGACGCCCTGCCCCAGCTGGAGCAGCATCGTCACCGGCTCGCCCTCGATCATGTACGGCACGCGCGGCACCTTGTCTTGCGTCAGGCGGCGTTCGGCCTCGATCTCTGCATCCTCGGCATTGAGCAGGCAGGTTTCGATCTGCACCGGGTCCGTGCTCAGCTTGTAGCGGTCGCGCGTCGCAAGGTCCACGGCGGTAACCGTGCGCCACTCCTTTGAGAACATTTCTTTGTGCGCCAGAGGAATTGACGTTTGCAGGTTGGTCTGCTGCGTGTAATTGCGGCAGTAGGCGATCTTCACGGCAGCTACGACCGGATGCGGGTCTCCGCGCTTGAGCGATACGTATTGCGACGGCGTGATGGAAGCGGTTGCCGCCGCCGGGATGCCGTACTGCACCAGGCGCAGCTTCCCGACACGCGAGGGCACCAGGTAGGCCTGCACGGACTTCGTCAGGCGGTGGCAAGCCTCGATCACATTGGTTCGCTCATCCAGGTGCAGGCCCACAGCTTGCGGATGCGCGGCTTCAAAGGCGTCGAAGCTGGCGCCGTCGATCTCGGCATCCGTGAATCGCTCGCTTTCCTTGCCGTAGCCGGTGACCAGCAAGCGCACCAGCGCGGCGATCGTCTTGCGGTAGATCCCACCCGTCTTGTCGCCCTGGACATCAGCCGTGGGCGTGCCGGCGCCGACCGCGGTCTGGAACGTGAAGCTCCCGGTGGCGAGGTGCTTAGTGATGGTCGTGCGCGGCTTCGCGTCCACGCGCGCCTCGATCACGTCCTCGACCTGAGCCGGGTGAAACGTGTATTCGCCCGTGGCGGCATTTTTCAGCTTTGGCGTGATGTTGGGCACTTCGCCAAATGTGTGGGGCCATGGCGAGCCGTCAGCCATAGTCAGTTCCGACACAGGAGCGTTGACGCGCTCGGTGATGTCGTGCAAGTCGATCAGGATCTGCGTGCCGTCGTCGGTGCCGCGCACCCCTTTCATCACGCCGACATACTTAAGACGAAAGTCAGAGACTGGCCAGCGGATGTCGCCCACGAACGCGCGCACTTCTCGGCCCGTCCATACATCATCGAGCCACGAATCGCGTTCACCGTTGACGTTCCAAATGCCTATTTGGTCTGTGGACAGCCGTGCGCCACCATCGCGCGTGATCGCATCGACCACGACAACGTCTTTCGACACCGCGTGCACATACGGGGCCGCCGGGTCGCCGACATATGCACGGTTTGAAATGCGGCGCGTTACCTCGTCCTCGCCGCTCAGCGCATCAGCTTCGTAAAGCGTCACGCGCTGGGCGGTCGAGTCCTTGAGCCATGCTTCGAACATTGCATCAGTGATCATTCGAGCTCGGCCTCATATTTCTTTGGGTTGAAACGCGGCTGCACAGCCTGCACGATGGCATCGCTGCTGCGGCGCTGGATTTCTTCGCTACTGCCGATCAGGTCGCCCGTCTGCTTTGACTGGTCCGCGCGCAGCCCCACCACCTCCGCGCGCAAGGCTTTGATCTCGGCGGTCAGCGGTGCCATGTCTGCCGTGCCCATGCGGCCGTATGCCAGTTCGCGGTCGACCGTACCCACCAGCGCGCCGGCGCCGATGTTCTGAGCCACGGTGGTATTCAGCTGCATGAGGGCGGCCAGCTGAGCCTCCTGCGCATTCAGGCTGGCTTGCGCTACATCGATCTCGCGCGCGGACCACTTCGACATCTCATCGGAGGTGCGCAAAACGTTGGCGAAGTCGGCTGAGTACATAGAATCGCCGCCATTGATCCGCTGCGATGCGCTCAAGAAGGCATTTGCCATGGACGCGAAATTGCTTTGCGCCGTGGCGTCACCAGCCTTGGCTGCGGCCAGAGTCGCTTCGTACTGGCGCCGCGTCTCGGCGTACTGCTGCTCCGGGGTGAGCGTCGAGAGGCTACCGACCAGCAGGCTATCCTTCAGCGCGCGGGCGGAATCGCCGAACGTGCGAAGGCGGCCGATCATATCGCCCAAGCTTGCGCGCGCGGCGTCCTGCGCGGCCTTGGCGGCGGTCAGGGCCTGCACTTGATCGAACAGACCGCGGTTGCTTTCACTCAGCGCCGCGCGCTGCTTCGCCAGCCGCTGGGACGACGTCAGCATCAGCTCATCCAACTGCCGCTGCAGGTCCGCGCGTTCTTCCATCCCGCTTGCGGCGGCTTCCGCAGCTGGGTATATGGCCGCAAAGGCCTGCTGTACCTTGAACAGGCCCGCCAGCTTCTCGGCGTCGCCAGCCTTCGATGGGTCAAGACTCATCACCACAGCCTTGAATTCCTCACGAGAATCTACGAAAGCAAGTCCCATGTCCGCCAGTGTGCGCTTGAGATCAGCTGCTACTGGTGCCAGGCGCTCGGCTTCGGTAAGGAAGTTTTGTGCAAAGAACGCCGTCCCCTGGCCCAGCGCCTCAATGCCGCCAACCAGGTCGATCAGCCGCTCGCGCGCGGCAATTGAGCCCACGCCGACCGCGCCAAACGTTTTATCCATGGCCTTAAGCGCCACATCGACAAAGGCAGAGTTGCCAGCGATTCGCTCAAGCGTCGCGCTCGCGCTCTCGCCCGCCTTTGAGAAACTCGAAATGCTCGGCACCAGCTCGGTGGCAATGTTGTTTGCTACGTTAGCGAAAAATTCCGCGATCGCTTTTTCGTTGGCGGCCTGATCCTTCGTCAACGCAATGCTCATCGACTGCGTGCGGGTTTTCACCGCGTCGGCGTTGACGCCCAAAGCCGTTGCGAAATCGGCGGACGCCGTGCGCAGGTAGGCATAGGCGTCAGCCATCGCCTTCGCTTCCGGCGTCGCCACTGCGGTGCGGTCGGTGCCTCGCTTGTCGCTCCGGAACACGCCGCCCTTTTGAATCCAACTGTCATTGGTCGTGCCCGAGAAGCCGCTGGCGCCAAAGGAACCCGTGAGCGTGGAACTGGTAACTTCCTTCGCTTTGCGGCCGAACAGCCGATTGGCCGCGCCCGCAATCAGCCCTCCAATGGCAGCGCCGATCGGGCCGCCAACAATGGCGCCGACTGCGGTCCCGGCGTTGACCAGGCCGTTGCCCGAGCCGCTGATCGCGTACCCATTCGAGATTGCGCGGCCACCGTACACGCCGACAGCCGCACCACCGGCATATCCCGCCGCCGTGCCTGCGTAGCTACCGATCGACGAAGCCGTTCCGGTGCTTACGCCCGAGCTGGTCAGCGCGCTCTGGACTCCCTTTGCAACCGATGTCGAGATAGAGCTAAAGCCACTGGTGATGGCCTCATACGCTTTCTTTGCGCTGGCAATCGTGCCTGAAACTCCACCATCGGCAGCCCCAGGTGCAGATGCGCCGCTTCCCGTCACAGCCGCCTCGATGTTAAAAATCCACTTCTTGATGGTCATCTGATACAGCATGTCCAGCAGGCCATTCTTCAGCGTGTCTTTTAGCCGGTCGAATGCGGACTTACCGCTGTCGAAGATGCTCACGAAGGTGTCGTGCGCGGTCTTGTCGATCGATTCCCACATAGATACCTGGGCGCGGCGCGTCTCTTCCACAACCTTGGCGTTTGCATCACGAGCCTCTCCAGACTGCAGAACTCCGATCAACTCTCGTTGAGCGTCGATCTGCTTTTGAGACGCCACATAGCCTGCGCTCCCTTCCACGAAGGACGCTTTGGCCGATTCCAGTTTCAGTAGCGTGATCTCAGCAATTTGGCTCTTCGATAAACCATATTGCGCATATTCGTCCTTGGCTGCTTGCAACGCATCGCGAGACCCCTTCACAGCTGCGTCAAAGCCATCTTGCTGCGCCTTCATGTAGGCGTCGATTTCCTCGTATTCTTTATTGCGTAGGTCCGCTTTCTCCTGAGCTGCACGCATTGCTTCTTTATATGCGTCGGTCTCCTCGCGCAGCGCTTTGACGACGGGTCTGATCGCCTTTTCCGCATATCTGGCTCGAATAATTTTTTCCATCTCCGGCGGAATCTCGCCGAATTGCTTTTTCAATTCCGCTAATTCGGCAGCCATGCGCTGTGCAGCACTGCCGTTCTGAGCGAACCATTCCTTGAGCTTGCCGTCACGTCCGCGGGTCGCGGCCGCAGTCACCTCCGCTTGGACTTCTCCGACGCGCTTCAGCGCGGTTTCGTATAGATGCAACGCTTCAATCTCGGCAAGCCCGTTGAGCCCCGTTAGTGGCTTGGAGCGGATCTCATCCAGCTTGGCCTTCGCTCGTGCCAGCCCGTCTCGGTCCGCATCACTTAAATCGTTAAGCCCTTTGATACGAGGCTCTGTATCCTGCAGCCGGTTGCGCTCTTTTAGCTTCTCGATTTGCTTGTCGAGCCGGAGGATCATCTCGGTGGTACTTTCGTCTAACGCAGTGACTGCCTTCTCGTTCGACTCCTTGGCCTTGTTTCCGTACACCATCCAGGCAGTCGCCGCGGCGCCCAGCAGCGTGATGATCATGCCAATAGGGCCGCCAAAGAAGGCCATCACGCCATTCAGAACGCCCATTGCGCGCGCCGCTAAGGTAGACGCTGCCGCCTGTGCGCTCAAAGCGGCCGTCGATGCGACTGCGGCGGTGGTCGCGCCAGCCGCAGCGACAGCTTGAGCGGCCAGCGCGGTGGCGTTAGCCTGCGCGAGGGCCGCGGCCCGGGCTTGGGCCGGGATCAGGCCGTTCTGCACCAGAGCCAATTGTGTCGTGCCGCTGGCAGCCAGGACCGCAGTACGCAGCTCAGTCACGCGAGCCGCCGCCAGAGCGGCAGATGCAGCTGTAGCCCGCACGTTGGCCTGGGCCTCGGCAAGCTTAGCACTCGCGATCGTCGCGGCCGCCCCGGTGGTGGCGACGGCATTGGCAAGCGTTGAAGCAGCAAGCGCTCGATTGGCAGCGGCGGCCGCGATCGAGCTCGTTACCATTCCGCTTAGCCAAGTTGCGAGTTTTGCGACGGTAACCGTGGCCACGGCGCCGGCCAGCAAGGTCAAATTGTTTGCGAGGAACCCAATCGCCCCGGTCATGGCGGAGACTGCACCGCTGGCATTCGATTGAACACCGACAAACTCCATCATGTTATTTTTCAGAACGGTAAAGGCGCCCGATATGGTTTGCACCTCCTTACCCTCCTGGCGCAGTTTTGCCAAGGCATTCGGCAGAACGTCAGCCATGATCTGCGAGGTGATTGCGCCCTCCTCTGCCATTTTCTTGAGCGCGCCCACTGGAACACCAATGCCATCCGCAAGAGCCAGCATCAGACGGGGCGCGGCCTCGTTCACCGCGTTGAATTCCTCGCCTCGAAGAGTGCCGGAAGCGAATGCTTGTGACAACTGCAGCTGGGCGGACGCGGCCTCGGAGGCACTGGCGCCAGAAACAAGCAGGGAAAGGTTGACGGTTTCGGTGATTGCCGCCACCTGTTTTTGCGTAGTGCCCAGCTCGCGCGTGCCGTTGGCGATTCGTGCGTACAAGACGGCAGTCTCCTGCAGGCCCTGCGTGGACTGGGTAGAAATACGCTTCACGTCTACATAGGCGGCCGCATACTCTCGGGCCGACAAGGACGCCAGCTTCAGTTGGGCGGTGAACTTCGCATACGCGTCCGACATCTGGACGATTTGCGAGATACCGATGCCAGCGGCAATGCCTGCCAGCGCAGCTTTTGCGCGATCGGCCGCACGACTGATATTTGTGGAGGCATCGCTCACGACCCGGCGCGCGCTGTCCATATCACGCTGCAGCCTCGCGATGTCAGCACGAAGCCGGATTTCCATGTCACCAATTATCATTGCGCCGCCCATTAAAAAAGCCACCCTAAGGTGGCTTGTGTGTTTTCGCCAGATAACTGACGTGTAACTCTATGCGGCATGTTCGTGAGAGACGCCGTCACAAATATCTTCTGTAAAAATTAGCGCTATGTGATACCCAGGAATCGTCCATTGAAGTATCTGCTGCCCATGTGCTAACGCCGAAACACTGTTCGGCTCGCCCACCGCGGCCACAATCTCAGCTTTCGTTCTGCCCTTTAAAACGCCAAGGTTCGCAAATTTCGATTGCAAACCCTGGCTTTGCATCGCTGCCGCGAATGCAAACAGAACAGGAAGCCCAATCACCAAAAGCATCATCCATCCAAAGCCGTCCATATCACCCCCTTATAGTATTGAGGGCAATATTACATGAAGGCTTCTCAGAGAAGGCAGCCCGGGTGCAACACTTTTTTCATTATTTTGTATTCTTCCGCAGCTTCTTGAATCGTAGAGAACCGTTTTGAATAATGATTTTTCCCGTTAATCCCCACGATTGCTCGGTATCCGCCACAGTAGGGATGAACGCCAACTACTCCCGTTTTATTCGAAGTGCGATGTCGGTTCCGGCAGTTCAGAGTGTTGTCGGCGGCCCGGAGGTTGGCGAAACGGTTGTCGCTTGCATCACCGTTAATATGGTCGATCATCGATGGCGGCTGCTCTCCAGTTACCCACGTCCACGCAAGCCTGTGAGCTTTATATTTCTTACTGTTGAAACTGATATAAATGTGTCCATCGCGGTTGTGCACGCTCCCGGCAACAGTCCCGCACATAGCACAGCCTGACCGGTCTTTGACCCACATGAAAACACCGTCCTCCGGGTCGTAGTCCAGCCACCTTTCAATCTCCACTCGGTAAGGGGTGGGAGTAACATGCCTCTCGCTCATCGTTTCACCATCTGAGCGCCGTATACTGCGCAGTCCAAGGGATCATTTTCCGAAGGAACACGAGACAGCAACAGTGGGAGCCCCTGCTCTTGCGAGTACGCCTCAGTTTCGCAGAGCAGTTGCTGTAAGGATTGCTGCCATACTTTTGCGCGCTGTCGCGCCATTTCGCACAGGGCGACGGCGTTTCGCATGGCCAATATCCGTACCTTGGCTCCAGACACGTCGTGTCCGTCTGCTTCCAGCTGCGCAATGAGCTCCATTTCAGGGGCGCGATTCTTGGGATCCAAAAGTACACGAGCCGAAAGCTGCGCATCGCCGAATTGCAGCTCTGTCACCTGCGGTGCTGCACTTCGGATGGGGAAATGGTACGACTTCACTTGTGCCGCGCGGGGCTTCTCGAGTTCGCGGTCTAGGATATCGAGCACCCACACCCGAAACGCCTTGGCAGCGTCAGTCCGGGCGAACATTGCAAGCAGATGTGCTCCACGCAGGCTGAAAACGCGGACGGCTTGCTTGCCCCCGGCAGTACTCAGCTTTACCACGCGCGTCATATTTTTGGTGAACTCATCGGCGTGACGGGCGTAGATCCGGGCAAGCGTTTTTCCCTGTGCCGCGTACCCCAAGGCAGTTTCAATCTCTGACATTTTGAGCCAGGTTTGCTGTTCCCGCTGCAGCGGGGTAAAGCAAGCTCCTTGGAAGGCGAGTTTTGCTGTGATATTATTCATTCCGTTGACCCTTTGTAGATGTTGACTAAAGCCCCGATCCCTGCCGCCAAGCCTGATCGGGGTTTTTTATTGTTTATTTTTTTCGAGTAGCATGGCTTCTCGAACCATATTGACTAGCTCAGCGTTCAAGCTGCGTAAATTTCGATGAGCACGCTCTTTCGCCCACTCAATCACTGACTCCGGTGCACGAAGCTGGCCTTTCCAAACCTTCTCTTGCTGAACTGATGATCCCATTCGACTACCCCTTTGTGTCACTACCGCAGTGCCATGATGTCACTATACTTGAAATCGATGTAGTGTCAAGCTAGTGACATGGAAAAAGACATGTATAGGTCACAGTTCAGAATTCCCCAACTACTCTATGAGCGGCTAAAGGAAGCGGCTGACCGAAATAAACGCTCCGTCAATGCTGAGCTTGTGGCCAGATTGGAGGCTAGTTTCCAGGAGTCCTCTGAATCCTCTGAGCCCAGTAGCGTTTTCGCAGTGCAATTCGATGAGCTAGTCACACGGGTGATGGAAGAGGTCCTTCATCGGAATTACCCCGCCACCAACAACACAGCTGACTCGACCCATCTGAAGCGCTTAGCTAAAGGGCCGCGGCTCACCCCACCAAAGGGTCCATCAAAGTGAGGGCCCCTTTGACGAAGGGTCCGTCAAACTGACGGACCCTTTACAAGGCCGCGTCGATAGCCTTCGACAGAGCTTTGGCATTGAGCTTGTAGAGTTTTCCGAACGGCGGCTTGCAGTTCGAGTCCTCCGCCTGCTGTAGCTGGCCTATGTATTCTTGGGAAAGGCGCCGCAGTAGCGCCGACTGCCATGGCGTCAGTTCAATACCGCTGTTTTCCTGCCACGCGCGGATTTCCAGGTGGGTAATCGGAACCGGGCCAGACATACCTGCCAAGGCCGGGCCGACTTCCCACAAATACTGTAGAAGAAGCTCACCGCACTCGACAGGTGGAAGCTCTGGTTCCACCTGGTCCCGCTTGTATCGTTCACGGCGAGAGAGCTTGGATGCTTGAGCCTTCCCCCCCGGCGATTCCGGCACAGCGTTCAACCACGCGCTCTGCCGGACGTACAGGATCAGCGCGTCTGCGACGCTTTCGTAAAATTTGCCGTGTCACCCAGGAGTTTGTCGATCTGGGCGGGAATGAAGCACAGTTCGAGGTCACTGTAGACAGAAATGGCCAAGGCTTCGCCCGTCAGCTTGTCTACTTCGACGTTTTCCAGCTTTTCAGTGCACGCGGCGAGGAAGGTCGCAGTTTCAGCGATGGTGTCATCGGCTGACATGTCCGTCTTCCCTTTTTTCTTAAAACGGTCCATGTTCCGATTCGACTGTGCGGCACGCGCTTTCGCATAAACCTTGGTGCCAGGACCATGGATGTGCGCCAGCATCGGACGATTCAGGTCCGGCTTGCCATCCGGCCCGTCGGCATACATGAGTTCATCGTTACCATCACGCAGGTGGTGGACAACGGTAGGTACGAGGGCAAATTTCTTCAGGTTGGACATCTTTGATTCCTTTTATCGTGGGTAATAAATGCCCGTGCCGGCGAGCGCTTCCCACGATAGGAAGACACTCGCACGGCCGGTGCTCTGTGATGGCCTTGCGGCCGTGATGGATTAAATGGCTGCGACGCGGATGGTGTCGGTCTGGCGCAGGAGGGTCAGCGCGCCCTGCACGTTGTCGTCCACGGCGCCGTTGTTTTCGACGAACTTCGAGACCTGGGCAGTGAAATAACGAAGCGCGCCGTCCTGCTTTTCGAGCTTGAAGGACAGAACAGAATAGCTACGGCTGGCGGCGTCGACGATGATCTGGCCGGCATCTTCTTCGTCCCAGCCCATCATGAATTCGGCCGAGCCCAATTTGAAGCTGCCTTTTTTCTCAATCTGCTGAGCCGAATCGACCGGCGCGTGCGTGGAGGTGTTGTACTCACGCCCGAGAACAGAACCGACGTTGGTGATCTCGCCGATTTTGGTCCAGGTCAAGGCGTCGTAGCCACTCTCCGTATAAGTTGCTGGCAGCGCCACGGAAACCCACAGGGAGCTTTCCGCAACGGTCGTTACATTTTCACCGTTCATGATGAATTACCTTTCAAGTAAAAAAGCCCGCACGCAGAATTGCGGTACGGGCGGGCTGGGAAACCAGATGTACTGCTTATTCGAGAGAGAATAGGTATTTGACCCGGAAATCGCGTGTCTGCTGAAAAATGCTAGATGCGACGTCACTCATATCCGGACCGATAATGTCCCGCTGGATGTCCAGCACTTGGACGCCGGCAACCACGCGGCGGCCACCCCGGATCGCACGCCCGACAAGTGCCAACACGGCTGCCTGCTGCGTCAGCGAGGTTGCGTGCACGGTCACCTGTACCCGCGAGGTCATCATCACCGTGCTCGACTTGTCAGAAATCTTCTCGTTCTCCATACTGGAAATCGATTGGATCGAAATGGCAGGAAGTGTGGTGGTCTGCTTCAGCGTGCCGGCCACAATCTTCTCAGCCGCTACCACTGCGGTCAGGTTTGCGTCCGCTACCAGCAGCGCGCGGATGATTTTCCAGTCGCTCATTCAGCCCTCGTCGGGTATGTTGATGCCTTCGGCGGTCAGGCGCCGGCGCAACTGCGCGCCTACTGCGGCCAGAGCAGGCTTCCACTTTTGATCGAATGCCGGCCGGGCGAAGGGTTTGGGCCGGGAGCCCGGGTGGTCGACAGATGCGACACGATGCGTTCCGATCACAAGCGCTCCACCGTTGGCAGTGATCTTGTGCGGGCGGGTGCCGAACTCGACCATTGCGCCGTACCAAGCCGTTTTGTTGCCGATCTTGACGGAGGCAGTGACGCGCCCTTTTTTCGAATTAGTCGTGACCCGAACGCTGCGGCGGAGCGCTCCGCTGTCCACCGGAATATTCGCCTGGATGGCTTCTTTAAACTGATTGGCGCCCTGTCGAAGCGCGGAGCGAAGGATGTTCTTCTCGACTTTTACGGACAGAGACTGGAGAGCGGCATCCAGCTCACGGCCCCCGATAATATTCGAGTCAGCCATGGGAATACGCCTCCAGCATGAATTCGTAGTGGACTCGGTCGTCCATCATGGCGGGCCCCGCAACGATTTGCATGATCAGCTCATTTCTGCTGTGCAGAACAACGCGCATCTCGGCAGTTACGCTGGACGCTCCTTGTATCCGTAGTCGAGTGCGACGCGCTGCGGTGCGCAGGCCATTTTTTTCGGCTTCCGAGCGGCTTGGCAGTGCATCTTGCACGTTGGCCCAGTACCTGCTCAGCAAAGGCTCCCACACGTTCAGCGATTCGCCGCTGTCAGGGTCGGCAGCGCTTGTCAGGCGCTCGATCGTGACTTTCTCATCACATTTGAAAGCTGCTGCCATCAGTACACCTTCAGCGAATCAAGGAGGCGGATCAGGTTCGGATTCTCTGGAGTGCCAGCTGGCGCGAAATACTCACGCACCTTTGCCAAGACGTAACCCTTGAACACGGCCGGCGTGCTCGCGCTGCTTGATCCATACCCTGCGACATAGGTGATCGTCACCGCGCCGCGACGTTCTGCGGTCGCCGGCCAGCTGCCGCCCAGGACGGGCGCGAGGGCGGGCGGGTCGTACGACTCGTCCAGCTGCCACAGCTCTGTGCTCAGCGTCTGCGGCAGACCATCCGCGTCGAAATACGAAACGTCGATCACCTGCCCCACTGGAAGCGCCGGTACCGGAACCAAGCCCGTAAAACTGTCCAACGTTACCTGGTAGGTGCGGTTGATGATGACCTGGCCGATGATGTGCTCGGCCTCTGCAGTGAGCGCATTGACCAGCGCTGTAATCTCGCCGTCGTGATCGGTGCCGTTGACACGCGCAGCGTTCCGCGCCTCTTCCAGCGATACCGGCATGTCCTCCGGGCCATTGATAATTTTGATGACCATCAGGCGCTTTCGATGTCGAGGTAAATTGTACGATCTTCGATGCGCGGCGGCGTGCTGCCCGTGGTGATTCGGCATGTGATGCTTGCTCGCTTGCTGAGATTTCCGGCCGAGACAAACACCGTAACGATTGCGCCGTTGACGGTTGAGCCCTCTTTCTGCAACCCTTCGGTCACGAGAATCTCATGCGAGACGATGGTATCGGTTACGTCCAGCAGCCACGGCGTCCAATTGAAACTGTAGTCGACCGTGGAATCGCTATCCTTCCAAGACCTCGGCTTTTTCGAGTCCGACATATTCCAAAGCTCGCCGGCCGCGAATGGCTTGGCGCCAGGATTAATAGTGACCGTGCGAGCAGTCGATGGTGTAAAGCTCATTGGACCCTCTGTCGGAATAACGATGATTGCTGCGGTTGCCGCACCCGCCAGGCCCTCAGCGACATCGCCGGAAATGGTGATGCCCTGCGCGATGTAGGCGCCTGCGCCCTGCCCCGTTGCAGCCCCGACAGTGGCCTCAATCGTAGCGATGCCGATGGAACTAATGTTTGCCAGCAGGCCGTCCGCTGTCGCCGCGCCAGTGTTGCAGTTGATAGCGGTCGTACCAGTCCCGTTTCCGATGCCGAGCGTGACGCCTGTTGGCGATCCGACGCTGACTCCATCGACCTGAAGCTGATACTGGAAGCTGTCGGCGCCGTCACCAGGACTAGTACGGGTGTACTTGAAGCCAGTATATTCATCGGCTTCCAGATCCCCGAACAATGGCCAGGTGGTGATGCGTCCGCAGATTTCCTTGTTCGCGTCTGCTGGCAGATCCAGATCGTTGTACGCGAACCCTGGACCGTTTTCGCCAATCGATGAGATGAGCGAGCCAATGACACCAGTGTGCGGCGTGCCGAGCACGCGCCCTCTTGCGTAGGCCCGATTGAGGTTACGAAGTCGGCTCATTGGAACGCTTCATAGTAGACATCGTCGGAACTGGCCCCAGCGCCTTGTTTTGCCACCATGAGAATGCCCGGCGCGCGTGAGATCGTGGTGACGAGACGACCGTCGCTTCCAGTGGTCCCCGCACCATCAGCAGCTGCCACGGCTGCCATTGTCCCAATCCGTGCGGAGGGAAACCATGACCAGACTACAGCCTGAGCCGCGTGAATCGATTCGGTATTATTCATCAGCACCGAAGTTACGATCTTCGTATCAAGGCTGGCAAGCGCGCCAGCTGCTACCGCCGCGCCCACAGCGCAACTAATCGTGGCACCGCCTCCCGCGGTAATTGCTGCGTTCACGCCCTGAGCGGCTGCTGCACCAATAGCTGCGTCAATCGTGACCATGGTGGGCGGGGTCTGTCCAGTGCCCGACTCGTTGAGCAAAGTTCCGCTCTGGCTAACGTACTCACGTGCGCCCGTTTCATTGACGAAAGACCCATCCGCGCCTATGTATTCGCGCGCCATGTTAGCTCACCTTGGGGCAAACGTAGACCGTTTTGCTCGATGCGAACAGTGAAACAACGATGGTATGTTCGCCCTTCGCGGTCGGCGTGAATGTAATCGAAAGCTTTTGCTTTACCGGCGTCGTGAGGCCAGTTGTGGTCCACGCCGCAGAGCTCGTTGCGTGGTCTGCGACCGCCGCCAAAAATTCAGCTTTAAGGTTGCTCACATCGTTTCCTGGGCCGATCACGCGGATAGCAATTTCATCGTTGCGCAGCGCGGCGCCGGCGCCCGACCCTTGCGAGTCATGCACGATTTCGACGTTTATCGTCTGCTGGGCCGTGGAATCTACCCATGTCCGGATTGGAGCGCACTCCAGCGGGATGGCCGGATAAGACGTGCCAGTGCTGGATGCCATCCTCATCGAGAAGGCCACACCATCATCGGACGCACCGCCAGTGCGCGTTACGGTCGTGTTGTCCCGGACCTGGCCGCAGAAGTCATGCATCCAGTAGCGAATCTTCGTGGTTCCCAGCAGGCTGTTCGTTACTTCGATGCGGATCCACGGAGCAGTAGGCGAAGCGCTCCAAAGACCACCAGCCCAGCCAGCAGGCAGCTGAATGTTGTTGAATCGTCCGGTGAACGCATTCCCGCCTTGGTTCTGCAAAAACAGGTTGAACGCAGTGCCCAGGTTTGTGAAATCCACGCCGCGGACGTTGAACTCAGCCGTACCTCGGAGCGATCCTTCAAACACGTTCACAGGCGCCACGGTGCCGCTGACGAACGATCCGCCATCCCATCGGAAATTGCCGCCCAGCTTGATGCGCTGGTTTATCCCGCCGAACTTCGCGGTGAAGTTCTGTAGTCGGAAATGAGTTGAGTCTGCTCGCGACTCGTCCCCAAAGATCATTTTCGCAAGCCCCGTGCCTGAAGTGAGCATCTGTACCGAGCAATTTTTATAGACTTGGTTCGTGTTGGCAACACTACCAGAAGCCGAAAAACCTTGGGTAACGGTACCGCCCGAACCTGGCCGGAACGTGATGCCCTCCAGATAACCAACGCCAGTCACGGTGATCGTGCTTGTGGCTGTCACGGTCGCGCTGGACGCAGCGGAAGTTGGTGGTTCGGCCGAATCATTGGCACAGATGACCTTTACCGGGCTCGCGACAGTACCGGGCAACGCGATTAATGCTGCGCCGGCCGTATTTTCAGCATGGGCCTGCGAGACGAAAATTGTGTCACCGGCGGCTGAATCTGCAACGGCGCCCACAAGATCAAGGTTCGCCAGCGCCCACGTCGTACCATCGTTTGTGTTCACGCCTGTGGTGCTGCGCGCGTATCGGTTTGCCATGTGAACCTCTTAAAGAATAGTAAGCGCGCCGCGAGGCTGCAGTGGACAGCCAATCGTGCTGCCAAAATATATCGCGTTGTCATACACCACTGCCGCGGCAGTTGGTTGCACGGTCGAACTCGCACTGTAGGGCGCATCCATCATTGCGTAAGACCCGGTCAGCGAGCCGACAACATCGCGGTCCAGAGTGCACACAATGTTCCCGCCAACGAAGGCTGTAGTGTGTGCAATCACCCCGTTGTCGTCTTTGAACTCGAATCCTGTAAGGGCAGTGCCGGCAGTTCCTCCTGCGCCATCCATGAGCGATGTTCCACCCGTATGGACGATGTTGGCAGTGACAGCACGCGATACTCGGGTGAAATTACTAATGCGCGGGCCGGCGCCGGACACGCCGCCGAATCCCATCTTGTTGGCCAGGGTCTTGCCAGCACGGTTGCCAATCCATCCAAACGGTTTGCCGGTCTGGTGCACGCCGTCTGATGTCCAGCCATCATGGGCAGACGTGGCCAGAAAGACGCCAGGGGTACTGTTCGCCCACTCGCAGAGCAAAGCGCGCATGGCCCCGGATTCGCCTACGACGGTGGAATTGTATGCGCCGAGTCCACCGATCGAGATCACGCCAAAAAAGAACTTGTCAGCGGTTTTCCCGGACAGAGTCAAGCACTGCTGATACACCGTGTTTAAGGCTGCAACATGCGTCACGGGATTCAAGTTGTGAGCGTTTTGTTCGCCTTGGTACCAGATGGCGAAGTCCAGTCCACCGCCTGCTGCTATCACAGCATCGCGGAAGGTGCTCCAATTATTTGCCGGGCCAGCACCCGGGTCGATCCAGCTCGAAATGAGCGAGCCTCCCTTGGCGCGTTCGATGAGGCGGACTGGGACATCGGCCGCAGCGCGAAGTGCATTGGCGAAAAATACAAGCCCATCGCCCCGAATCGGCGCCCCGTTATCGCTGGCTGAAGCTGTGAATGAACCGAGGCTCGACTGCTGGCCAGCGGGGCGCGCGTCGTTTATGTTACCAATGCGCTGCCAAATACCTGCTCGGCTATATGCGGTTGTTCCGGCAGCTCCCAGCGGATAAATGTCAGGCGTCTTTGGAAAATTCTCCATATTTGACTGCCCTATCATGCCGCCTTGAATGCTGGTGTAAGCCATCGGCGCAGCGGGCGCTGCCCGACCACCGTAGATACTCTGTCCACTAGCGACCGAGTATGAGTCACTGACCGGCGTTGCCATGCTTACGCTTGCGTCAGCGTCAAAATATCGTTGTTTTCCCCAGACCAGTCGATTACCAACTGACCGGCAACCAGAGATGCGGTACCCGCAGCCGAGATCTCGACGAACGCGATGGCGCGCTTGCTGGCATCGGTGTTGTTATAAATGATCCCGTAAGCGCCGTTTGTGAAGCCCGAGGCATCAGCATTCAGCGTCACGACCGCCGCACGGAAGGTAGGCACGCCAGAAACGATGGTCCACGATTCGCCGCTCAGGGCGACAGGGGCCGTGTAGCTCGTGCCGCCGACGGGTACCTGCGTGCTCGCAAAGTTTGTCGTGCCCGTTCCGCCCCAGTGCGGAGCGACGGTGTCCTTCGTCGGCGCCGTCACCGCCGTGACAATACCCATTCGAAAATCATCGCTGCTCAGGTCGTGGATTTTTTCGCCTAAATCATGCAGTGCCTGCGCGAACCATTTTACGGTGCCAGTTGCCATTTTTTACCTCGTCTGTGTGTTTATGCCCGGTGGGCGGGGTTATTTACTTAGCCACGACCGGGAACTGCACGGCCAGGATTTGGTTGCTCGCGTTGGTGATCGTCACGACGTATTCCTGCCCGGCGATGAGGCGCTCGTTCGCCACCGTGACGCTCGGCACGGCTGGCAGAGGCGGCGCCACGACTGGTGGCTTCTCCGGAATTACCGGGTCAGGCGTTGGTACTGGGGTCGGCACCACAGGCGGCACTGGCGTGGGCTCAGGTACCGGCGTTGGTGTCGGGGTCGGTGTTGGTGTCGGGGTCGGCTCAACTGGCGTTGGCGTCACCACAACCGGCGGAACCGCTGGGTCAGGGGTGGGCAGCGGCGTTGGCACGGCGACGTCAGCGGCGCGCGGCACAATGGCGAACTGAGGGCCGAGGTGGTACTGCTGCTTCTTCTTGCGCGATTCGTAGCGTGCCCACTGCTCGGCCGCGCCCGGGTAGCCGATGGCGACAGCCGCAGCCAAAGCGCCCTGCATCTGGGCTGCGTACCCAGTTTTGTCCGCAGGGTAGTTGTAGATTTCGCTCAGGCCCAGCTTGCCTGCCTCAGAAAGCTTCGCATTCATCAACGCCAGTCGCTCCGGGCTGTTGCATGGCGCCGAAAAGATCGCGGTGCCCAGGGTCTTCTCGTAGCACTCGGCGATCGTCTTGTACAGCGGCGTGGTCGGCAGGTCGCGGACCCGCAGGACGGATACACCAGCGTCGATCCAGCAGACGCCCTGCCCGGCCATGCGCTCCATCACGAAGCGGCATTTCCACTGAAGGAAACGCAGTACGCCGGGGTGTCCGGTAAGCTCGTAGGCGTGGAACCATGAAGCGGTGGTGAAATCATCCTGCCAAGGTCCGACCCCGACACCAAAATCCATACCGTCCGGTGTGACGGGTGCGCCTGGAAGGTTCGGCGCTTTGTAGTTGGTCGCGTAGCCGTCATTCAAGAAGCCAAGCACGCTCACTTCGTCGGCCAGCACGCGCTGTTCTGGCGGCGGCAGCGGCGAGCCGTCGAAACGCACGGTCTTGTCTACGTAGCGCGCCAGGTAATACTTCACGTTCTCTTCGAACGAATAGATGAAGCCGGGCTTGGCCGGATGGTCGTCGGGCGTGATGGCGACACACTGCGCTAACGTGCGGAATGCCCATGCTTGGCCGCGCACCTGATTGCGATGCAACAGCCCCTTGCCGAAATGTCGGTAGACAGGGTTGTTGCTGATCGAGTTGTACCCGTTTTGGAAATGCAGCTCGTCGAGGTAGTACTGGTCGGCCGACAGCACGTACGGCAGGTAGGCGAATGCCGGCTGGTGCGCTACATCAACCTGACCAATGTTCGCACTCTTGTATCCCTGTGGATACATCGGTAGTTTTTCATCTTTGCCGGTCAGCTTGTTCAGCGTGTCCGACGCATTTTGCAAGTTCGACACGTGCGGCCAATGGAATACGTCCATTGGGTAACCAGCAAGGGGACCGGCGCTGGTGTCGCGCACGTGCAGACCCCACGAGCCGCCCGCGTCAGCATCATTCATCATGGCCGCCCATGCATCCTTGTTCATCGAAAGCAGGTAAGCGGCGTGCGAATCCGGCATCAGGGCCAGTTCATTTCGGCCGCCCGCGGTTGGCATAGACGGGTTAAATCGGCCAAACCCGCCCGGACCATAGTTCTTTGTACGCGCGTCCCGGCCCAGCGATGCCAAGAATTCAGGGGCAGGCTTCACGCGCTGGTCAAGCGCCGGCACCTGCATGGAGCCGATGACATAGGCCGAATTGTGCTGAATGTGCAGTTGCGGTGCTGATTCGCCGTGCCAAAAAACGCGGTGATGGCGCTGCCCGCGCGCGAACGTGGCACTCGGCAGGTTCCAGAGCGTCTCGCCACTTGAAGCGTCGACCACGCGCCCGTCGAAAATGAGGTCGAGGTTTGCCACGAAAGCGTCGCAGTTTTCGTACACCACATCAGTGCGGACGTGGCCGGTGGAATACTGGCGCACCGAGATCTGCGCGCGCAGCTCTTTATGTGCGATCCCGTTGGCGTCGAGCATCGGGCGGAGATAACGCCACTCCGTCATGATCGAGCCCTGGTGGGAAATGCGCGGCGTCGTCGGGGTCTTCGCGGCGTAGGTGGTGCCGAGATGTACAGCCAGAACAACTACCTGATCCGGACCGACAGCCATGCCGCGGGACTTGTTTAGTGCCGGGCCGCGCACCAGCTCCATGGGTACCACGGCCCCTGCAGCGATGAACGGCAGCACGCCTGAAATCGCAGAGTGGCGCACCGAGCCGTCCTTATGGCTAGCTTTATGCTCCACCTGCAACTCGATCACCTCGCCATCAGCAAAGCGCCCATACAGACCGTCGGTTGGTCCCAGGTCGCCTTCCTTGAAGGGATGGCCGATGGTGAACGGAAGAGCGATCTGATCGACCATGCCAGTGCTCTCGAAACGCACGTCAGTCACGGCCGCACCCAAGGGAACACGAGCAGCGGAAAACATTGGCGCCGCAAACGCGGGCAGGTTAATCGCAGGAGTTCCGGGGGCTTGCAGAGACATGGCGTGCTTTCGTTATTACTTGTTGGCTGGCTTGGCGGCGGCTTTGTTGCTCGGCTCGGGAGCCTGCTTAGTGTCAGCAGCTGGAGCCGCCTTCTCTTCGGCAGGATCTGCAGAGGCGATTTCCTTGATGAGTCCGTTGGCCTTGAGGTCAGCCGCGCGCTGGCGCGTTACCTCGAACTTGTCGCCAGGTGACTTGAAGCCTTCCTCACCTTCGAAGGTGCGGATGGCCTTGACCTGGACCTTGTTTTCGTTGTTCATGTCGTTCTCCTGAAAAGAAAAGAGCCACCCGGAGGCGGCTCTTTCATTGGTTGCGTGCGGTTAAGCGGCTGGCTTGACCAGGCCGGCGACGAAGGCTTCCGGACGGTACACAGCCAGCGCCAGGCGTTCTTCGGCGCGGATCGTGCACATGTTTTTGATGAAGTCGTCTTCGTTCTCGGTCGACAGCAGGACTTCAATTTCCATGCGATCGAAAATCTGAGCTGCGATGTCGAACGCACCGGTCAGGAAGTTGTTGACGGCCATGGCCTGGGTTTGTGCGACCGGCAGGCCCCACAGGCGTGGAGTGCCTGCGTCCTGCGGCGCGGAGATGATGTAGCGACCCTCGGCATCTTTGGTCAGTTCGATACCAGTCCAATCGATCGGGTTCAGCACGAAGCCGGACGCAGGGTATTCTGCAAGCATCGCCTGCAGAATGGCCAAACGCAGACGATCGATGCCGGTCGGGCCCACCACGGTGACGCCAGCGTTGGCGACAAACGCGGTCGCCTGCGGCAGGATGCCCAGGATGTTGGCGCCGGTGCCGTCGCCGGACAGGAGCTGCTGCTCTTCCTTCAGGCGCAGACCGTACTGCGCGCGGCCGTCGATATAGCTGGCCAGACCCTTGGCATCGTCCAGCAGCTGGCGCGATGCCTTGAAGTAGTGAGCGATAGTGCGCACTGCTGCGGTCTTCAGGTTGAAGGTGATGTCCGACTTACCCTTCGCGGCGCCTTCGACCTGCATTCCAGCGTTGTTGGTGAAACCCGTTTCCACGACGTACTCGATCGAGCTCGAATCGGTCTGGCCAGGCATGATCAGGTCACGGATGGTCATCATGCGTTGTGGCGCATGAATGATGCCCGTCTGGCGGTTTGCGCTCACCAGCGAGTTGCTGGAGCTGGCGCCGTTGCCGAAGGTTGCGGTCACGCTCAGGAGGTCCTTGCGCTCCATCTGAACACGCATGCTCTTGCGATCCGAGCTATTCATGTTTTTGAAGGAATCGCTTTCGATCACGCGCTGGCCCATCGACTTGATTTCTTCAAGATCGACTTCGCCCGCACGACGGACCTGCATCTGCTGAACTTCCTTCAGCTCAGCGGTCAGGCCGTTGAACTTGATCAGCAGCTCATCAACTGCTTCCTTGTTCTTCTGCGACATGTCGCCGGCTTTGGAGGCTTCGCCGAGGGCCTTCTCGCCGGCTTCTTTCACCTGATCGGTGATGCGCTCGAGTGCTTTCTTGATTTCGGCCGCGCCGGTATCGCCGGAACCGCCGGCATCTTTACGCATCATTTCGCCGCGGTCCTGGAATTTATGGAAGTGCTTTTTCATTTTTGAGTCCTTGATTATTTGAGGGAGAAACCGTTGAGCAGGCTGCTCAGATCGGCTGTTTTCGAATCGCTGTGGTTGTCGCCCTCGGACTCACTCCGGAGCAGGTGCGCCAGGCCGCGGTTAGCGATCACCGCAGACTGGGTTTTTGAAAAGCCTGCCTCGCGCAGGAGCTTTTCGAATTCGGGGAGGGTTGGCAGATTGCCGTGCGCGACAAGCGCCTTGATGGCGTCGATGCGCGCGTCGTCGTTCGCCGGCGTGGTCACGACCGAGATCTCGACCAGGTCCAGCTTCTTGAGCGTGCGAATGCCGGTCTTCTCGTCGTAAGACGATTCGCGGACGTAGTAACCGATCGACAGGCCCGTGATGGCCTTGGATTGCATTCCCGCCAGCGCGATCTTTGCGTACGGTGCCGCGTCGAGCCACAACTGGCCAGCGCCCATCAAGCCGTGATCGTCTTCCTTTAGGCTGTCGATGTCCCAGGCGCCGATTGGCTCGCCGGAGCGGTGCTGCCACAGCACTGGTAAGGTGCGTCCCTTGGCCTTGGTTTCAGCGAGGCTTTCCAGAAACGAACCCGGCGCAACGACCTCGTTGTACGAGTCCACGTTGCCGAACACACTGCCGTAGCCAGAAAAAAGGCCGCTGGTTTCAGCGGCCTTGACTTGGTAATCGAACGAGCGAATCTGCATGCCACTCGAGTGCTTGTTACGTTTCATCTTTTTCTCCGTCCGGCTGCAAGCCGAGCCAATTGAGCATCGCTGCCTTCGCAGCACCTGCCGTTGAAGTGATTTTCCCGAGCAATGTCAGGGGGATAAGGTTGCTCTGGACGGTGAGCTCGTCACCGCCATCCGTTCGTGGGAGGTTTTCTAGGCTGCGGATCTCGTTGCGGGTCATCCAGCCGTTTTGGGCAGCGGAGGCGTAAAAGGCGGCGCGCGCGGTGGAGTCCGCGCGCAACAGGCCCTCAATCACAAATTGGGCACCGAAGCGGTTGCGCTCTGCCGGCTCGATGAGGTCTTTCCGAATGGCTTCCTCGACGCGCTTAATCCAGGTCCTCAACGAGAAGGTGAGGAACCCAATCATCTGCTGTTCGATGCCGGTGCCCCAGTTGGAAGCAGCGCCACCATGTCCGATCATCGACGGCGGGGTATGGAACCAGCGGCAAATTTCTTCAACATTGAAGTTGCGGCTCTCCAGCATCTGGCTGTCGTCGGGGTTCATCGACAGCTGCTGATAGTCGGTGCCGTTCTCTAGGACCATCGTGGAGCCTGCATTTGCGCCGCCGGCGGCGAACTTCTGCAGGTTTGCGCGCAGCTTCTCGCGCTGCTTGTCGTCCACTGCGGCGTTTACCTTCAAGAAACCGGCAGCACGCATACCGCTTGTAAAGACCTTCGCGCTTGCTTCCTCGGTAGCCGTAGCCGAACCGAAAATCTTGGCACCATACGACATCGGTGTCAGGCCGTTTATACCGTCCAGGCTAAATGCCGGGATGTTCATCATGTCGGCTTCAGCGATCTCGCGGGTCTTGCCGTCCAGGTCCTTGTATTTGTATTCGATGCTTCCGTTCTGTAGCCGGCGCTTGCTCACGCGCCCAGGGAGCAGGAAATTCAGTGCTACAATTTTCTTACCAACACGTGCTTTCTCAACGTATGCGTTACCCCACAACAGCATGCTGGCAATCACCGCCTGCCAGAACTGAACCGAGGTCATGTCGGCGTTGGGTTGATTGCGCAGCAGATCGTGCAACGGGTGTTCAGCGGCATACCGGCGGGAGCCATCCGGCATCCGTTCGTAGAAGCCCAGCGGCAGCGTTGCGATAGTTTCAGAGATCAGGCGCACGCAGGCCCAGACGGTCGACAGCTGCAGCGCAGCGTCAACGGTCATAGGCTTGCCGTTGAATCGCCCCTCTGCTGCAATTGCGGCCCACGCCTCGCCGTCCGACAGGGCTATAGGCGTGCCGAGCCATCGCTGGAGCGTGGATTTGAACCAGCCCGGCGTTTGTGTCTTCGTTTCGCTCATGTATTCCCTGTTATCCGACGATCATGTCGTCGATCCAGTCGTTGTTTTGTGCGGCCGGGTTCAGCGCCATGAGCGAAACCGCGTTCAGCATGGCCAGCAATGGGTCGATTTTTGCGGACCCGGAGGCCTGTTTGGTGATAATTACGGCGTTGCCGCGGGGCTCAACCTTCGCGTTGCCGATGCACCAGGCCATTAGAGGCTGGCCGGCATGGACAATCACACCCTCTGCCAGCTTGCGTTCGGCCGTTTTGATGGCGCCGGTCATCTTCCAGCCCTGCGAAATGCCCACAATCTTGTCTTCAGGGACGCCCGCTTCGAGCATGGCGTCGAGAATTCCGCCCATTCCGGACGGGTCGATGCCGATTTTGTCCAACTTGCCGGAGGCTTCCATCTTGGCCACCAGCTCGGCCACCTGGTCGACGTCATCCCCTACGCGCTCGACCATGATCAGGTCACCCTGCTTGGCGAAATCATGAAAGCGGGCCGCTTCTGACTTCCGGCGCTCAAGCACGGAGGGGTGAGCCCATGCCCTGCCCCACACCAGCCAGCGGCGCGTCGTCGCGCACCGGCCAATGACCGCAAACCCCAGCAAGTCATCCAGGCCGCCGCCGTCGATGCCCACGTCCAGCACTTCGCAGCGCGCGATCAGCTCGTCGAGGGAAAATGCGGGTTCAGCCCGGCGCTCCCAGTAGTCGGCGCCAGCCCAGCGGTCAGATCGCAGCGCAAGGCCGATCTCCACGTTCAAATGCTTGGCCAGGAAGCCACGAAAGGACTCCTCGCCGTCCTCCTGCGCCTGTTTGTAGCCACGCTCGATGAACTCCTCGTCCACCGACAAGCCCATATTCGGGTTGGTAATGTAGGCATTCACCGGGTCCCGGTGCGCACCTTCCTCCAGCAGGTCCTTCGGAAACTCGTATAGCACCGGCAAGAACTTCTTGTCGTCGATCCGTCCGTCGCGCACGCCGCGCGCATACAGTAATTTGGACCGGAACACACCGGCTGGCGGATCATCAGACTGCGTGGTTGCCCAGATAAGGAAGCCTTCCGGGCGCGATGCCAGACCGCCCGTCGCTTCCCGGAGCATGGCCTCGGCGCCGGGGCGCTTGCCAAACAACCACAACTCGTCGACAAATACGCCGATGGCCTTCTTACCCGAGACCGTATCGCTGTCCGCCGCGACAACCTTGAGCGTCGACTTCATCTCGCGGTGCGTCACGGTGCGCAGGTGGTCTTGCACCTGAAAGATCGCCTGCAGGTCGTCGTCCGCCTTAATCATGTCGCGAATCGGCAGGTACGAGTTATCCGCAATTTCCTTCGTCGGTGCCAGGATGATGAACTCGCCAGAGGGCCGCCAGTTGCGCAGCAGCGCCGTCAGCATGATCCCGGCCGCAATCGTCGACTTGCCGTTCTTCTTGCTGATCAAGAGCATGTACTCAGAGATCAGCCGCCGCCCGGTGTCCGGATCGTAGGATCCGAAGATCGATGCCACAAAGTCGCTCACCCAAGGGCGCACCACCTCGCGCATCAACGGGCTGCCAGCGGCGTCCATCATCCGCAGGTCGCCGAACTGCCCGAGCGCAGCCTCAGCCTCATCAGGAAACAAAGGATCGAAGGCGATCAGCGACTCGCTGGCCACAATCCGCCGCTCCCAGTCAGGCAGCGCCGTGGTCCAAGCCTTCATTTATTGTTGACCACCATGCGTGGTGGTGCCGGCGGCGTGGCGTACTTCCCCTGCCCAGCCTGTTTTGCCTTGTCGGCAGCTTCGTCCTTCTTGCCGCCCTCGCCCTTCTTGGTGTGCGTGTACTGCACCGCTGCGATCGCCGCGCGCACCTGGGTGTTGGTCGCCTCGACGTGCCCCAGCGCGACAGCCTGGAGCATTTGAAGCATGTCCATTTTTGGAAGGGGCACGGGCTCGGCATTGGAGCGCTTCAACGCGCCACCACCGGGCTGCGGCTCTAACGAAACCGACACCGCGGCCGCGCCGGGCGTCACTTTTGCCGATTCCTCGACGATCTTTTTCTTACGGCCGGCCCCTGGTCGGGCGCCGCCGCTCTTGCCGGTTGTGCCTGCCATTTGAAATCCGATTTGAAAAAGGGGAAAAATTCTGTGCGTGGG